CCACTACAACACAGCAAGGTCATCGTATGTCGTTGTAGGCCTATTAGGCTCAACATACGACTAGATATGCTTTAATATGGTGCCGGTTGTCGGATTCGAACTGACCACCTACGCATTACAAGTGCGTTGCTCTACCAAATGAGCTAAACCGGCTATTTCTTTACTTATGATTCCTAGTTTGACTACAAGTAAAACACTAAGTATATATGAAAATCCAAATTCCGTCAAATTACATTTGTCCAAATGACTAAATTTCACTGTCGTGCAATCAAACACAACATTAGATTAGAAACTGATTCCAAAAACAATACCAGAATCAGTCCTTGCTGTGTTTACAAAAATAAACAACTGTTTACTTCAATAACGGATTATTACGGCAGTAAAGATTATCACAATCTCGTGACCGCACAGGATTGGCCGGCAGCATGTCAGGTGTGTGAACAAACCGAAGCACAAGGATTGACCAGTTATAGAAACTATTTTGATCTCAAACCTCATACCAACACGGGCATTAGTTTTGAAATCATGCCCAGTAATATTTGCAATCTGCGTTGCATCATGTGTAGTTCTGACAGCAGTAGTGCATTAGCAAAAGAAAGATTTGATATCAAACTTGATGCTGTCAATCACAGTAGAGAAACAAATCAAACAATAGAACAATTAGAAATTCTAAAGCAATTTGACAACATAGAATCCATATCGGTTATTGGTGGAGAATTTTTCTTGACCAAAGGCAATCTCGAAATAATGGATTTTGTCAAAGAACACAATTTACCATTTAGAGTGGTAACCAATGCCACAGTGTTATTAGACAGTCATTTGCAAAGACTAAAAAGTTTGGCACAGTTGGATCTACAAATCAGCATAGACGGAGTGGGTTCAGGTTATGAGTTTGTGAGATATCCGGGTAAATGGCACAAGTTTGATCACAACACAAAATTGTTGATTGAAAATCTTCCAAACGCCAAAATAAATTTTCATTTTGTGGCACAAACACAAAACATATTTCAACTGGTGCCAACCTTGGATTATACAAATAGATTTCGAAAACACACCAGAATCACAGGGTTAGTCAAACCCGAGTACCTTGGGTGGCAAATATTAACTGCGGAAGAAAAACAAAGCACAGTAGACACAGTACTGGATCAAATCAATCACTTCAAGATCACTCAAACGCAAAAGCAACAAGTCAAGCAAATAGCACAGGCTATCTTGTCAAGCAACCATGTCCCATCTCTGAGACAGCAGTTTTTGGATACAGTGCCACGTTTTTATAAAAACAGGAAGTTATCGCGGTCAGACCTAGATCAACATCTCGGTGTGTTACAGACCCTGATTGAGTAATGGCTCCCCGGGTTGGGATCGAACCAACGACACACGGATTAACAGTCCGTTGCTACTACCGACTGAGCTACCAGGGAACTTTTTACTTAGCGTCCCTGTCCACGATAGGATTTAAATCCGCGCTTTTTGCCTTTGTTCATACTGGCACGTTTTGCCTTACCGCCTTGACTGGTACGCTTTTCAACTTTTAGTTTTACTTGGGGTTTATCACCCAGTTTTGATTTTGCTGCCATACAGTTCTCCTTGAAGTACTGTACTTATCCAAAAATCAATTTTGGTGAATGTCCCAAAAACACGCTGTTTCTTTTTTAAAGAGCAGAATTAAGAGGTATAATGAACCTAAACTCATAATTTTAATGGTGCCCGGAGCCGGAATCGAACCGGCACGCCTGTTTAGGGCGACAGATTTTAAGTCTGTTGTGTCTACCTATTTCACCATCCGGGCTGTCTGGTGCGCTCGGAGGGACTCGAACCCGCGACCAATGGATTATGAGTCCACTGCTCTAACCAACTGAGCTACAAGCGCAATACAGTGATTATATAGTAAAAGAGATTTTGTGTCAATAGTTATTTGCGTATAACTGCGCCAGATCGGTCAACTAATATGACATCTTTGTCGCCCCGGGCGCCGATGCCACGTTTTAGTGTTACACCCAGTGTACGTAACCCTGGCAGTGGATTGCGTCTGGTTCTGTCATTTCTTATTAACCAAACCATCATATGGCTTTCTGGAATGTCTGATTTTTCTTTGATGATTGCATGGCACTGTACAAAAACATTGTTGCCATCCTGTCTAAAGTGTTCTGGAGCAAATGTTTGAATTACTACTCCGCCAGCAGGATTAATATCGCTGCCAAATATTGCCTGCATGCTTTCTTCTTCAGTGGGTTCTACTACAATTTCTTTGTCTAAACTGTAGATTGTGTTGCCTTCGTCATCCTTAGTTTGTCTAAGTTTGATTACACCTTGATCCTGAAGATTCTGTAGTACTGCACTGGCTTTACCGCCAAAAAGTTTATCAGCACTTTCCCAAGCATCTGCGTTAAGTTTTTTAATACTGATGGGCAAATCTCCAGATTCACTACGCAGTACTACGTCTGCTTTCTTTCTACCTTTGGTATCGCGTCCTGCTACTTGTACTGCTGAACAATTTTCAAGAGTAAGTTCTTTGCCCCTGGGGTCCACAAAAGTAACATTGGCAGTACCGTACTTTTGAATAACACTTTCAATCATACTGGCCAATTCTATTTCATTGGCAACACCAGCACTTTGGTCGCCTTGTGCGCCAATATCCTTAACCAAAATACCAATGGGACTGTCTGCAAACACAACACCGCCTATACTGCTTTTTAGTCGTGCTGCTTGCACAATTCTAGCGCCATCTTCAGGAAAAGCCTGTTGCATGGCTCGTTCAATATCCTGAAGCAGTGCTACTCTAAAAGCATCTTTTTTCTGTTTTGCAGGAATCTGCACCAATACAGCAATCAAGTTGCCTTTAATCTTAACGTCTTCGAATCCTGCTTTTTTCAAAGCAGCAACTACCTGGTCTTTTTGAACTGCTTCTGATATAAATTCTTGGTATCTCATGTTATCTGTGTTGTAATAGTATATTTACCAGGTCGCACAGAATAAGATTATCATATCATATATTAGTAGAAACCATGAGATAAATACTCAGTAGAAACACTAATATAGTTTCTAGTAACATTATCAAATAGGAAAACACAAAATGTTGAAAAAAATTAAGCAGGCTTTACAAAAGCTTGGATTGAAAACTGCGACTTATCAAAGTCAAATGGACCACTATATTTCTAGCCGTGCACCCAGCACTGTGGCAGATATTGAGCGACTAATGCGTGAGTTTGACATGCGTCATTATGGAGGCACACAACATGGCCGCATTTAAATCTTGGTTCTGGGACTTCTGCGAAAAAATGGCTGCTAGCCGTGTAGAACGAATGAAACGGTCTTACTACATATAAGGGCTAATAGAATAACAAAAAAGGGCAATTACTGCCCTTTTTGTTTGCGCTCTATGTCTTCTTCCTCACAGCGTTCGCCATACTGTATTTCAACTACCCTTAATGGAACTTCGCCTTCATTACACAGCTGATGCCACTGAGTGCGACTGATGTGCAAGGCTTGGTGTTCATGAAACTCGCCCAATAACTCTTGATCAGTGCTGCGATTCAGTGAATACACTGTAGCAGTGCCTTCTGACACAAACCAATGCTCGGCCCTGTCTTGATGCCGTTGCATGCTTAAACGCCGGCCGGGCATGACTGTGAGTTCTTTGACTTTGACCTGTTTATTGGGCTCATGAATAGTTCTATAGTAACCCCAATCACGTTCGACCTTGGGTGTTTTCCAATCCATCAATATCCAACTGCTGGAATTCATTTTTTCAGTGCCGCCTACACCAAATTCAAAGGTTACTCTAGGATCTACAACAGCCATTTCTGGAATATTGGTTTTGGTTCTATCCCCACCGTTGGCAAACACAATTTCACTTGTGGGATATTTTTTTAATACACGTCTGATAGCGTCAATACTGCTGTCATCGTCGTCGTTGTACACCAAAACTTCGTCAACACATTCCAGTGCGTAAATAATCAAAATACGTTCTTCTTGAATCATGAATGGTTGACCTTTTTTACGAGACAACCAAGCATCTGTGTTAACACCCACTATCAATTTAGTACCCAAAGCACGAGCTGCTTTAAAGTATTGGATGTGTCCAGAATGAAGCGGATCAAAACCTCCGGTCACTAAAACTATTTTTTCTTTTGTTGTGTCTGTCATAGAGTTATGTCCTCCATACCTGCTGTTCTTAGTCTACTTACATGTCCTAACATAAAGTTTTTACTTTCGAGACCTTTCATGAGTCCTAGCCATTTGTTGCGTACAAGTGCTACTTCATTGATAATAGTTTCAAAATCAATCACTTCGTCTTCGCCATCAACATACTTTTCTGCATCTCGACTGCTAAGTGCTCTAGCATAATTTTCAAGATACTTTTGAAAATGTTTTTTGCGAATCTTACGTAGTTGTATATTAAGAAAGTTTAACACTGCTTCTATTTCCTGCAGTTGATTGAATCTGTGTTCAGTGATACCGGGCAGGTTGGCAATGTTACGTTCCAAATGACCTTTGACCCCGCAGTCATACTTGGCTTCTTGTAATTCATTTTCATAGAAATTAATAAACTCGGGTATATTTCCCAAGTCCTGAACAACTCGATTATACCACATAGTTAATCTTCGAAGTCAGTGTATTCCTCGTCTTCATCGTCATACTGGCCAGCATATTCATCGTAACTGCGTTTTGTGTATGCATCTATGCCGCTGAACTCTTTTACTTCTGCATCGCCAAGATAGTCAACCAGAATACTCATGAGAGTATCGCTGGCTTCTTGCCTGTCTTTTTGGGGGATATATTGTTTTAAGGTTGAATAAGTTTCTGTTAAAACTTCTACATCAATCGTCATTGGTTACTTCCTCTTCTAGAGAAATGGCCTGACCTCGATCTTTATGCGGATTTTTTACTACATCATCCATAACTTGATCCAAACAACCTTCTTCATTCTTTTCCCACGCTTTGCGGAATTGTTTGATTTCAGTACCATTCGCTAAGACATATTTAAGCCGATTGCCTTCTTTTTCCAATAAACTCTTGCTTTCAAACAAGTCTACTAGCCCTGAATAAGGATTCATACCTGTTTCATAGGGAATTTTTACCTGTACACTTTCAAAAGGTTTGGCGTAACGTGTCTTCATAATCTTACAGGCAGCACGAATGCCCTTAACTTCACTTACTTTGTTACCATCCTCGTCTTCTTTGAGTTTGAGTTTACGCATAGCAACAACAATAGATGAGGCGTAGATAAATCCTTGGCCGCCACTAATTTTGTCATCGGGATCAAACATGTCTTGACTTGCGTAAGTATGGTTAGTTGCAACCAGTCCAATATTCAAATCACCAAACATGTTTACACAATTACGCACCAGTGCTGTCAGTGCTTTGGGTTTACGGCCCATGTCACCTTTCAAATCGCCTGCTTCAAATTGATTGACATCTGTCGGGGTCAACATCATGCCTAAACTGTCTAAAACAAATAAGACTTTGGGTCTGTCATCTTCTGGTAGTGTTTTGTATTCTTTGACAAAATCTGTGACCAGTTTGGCCACGTCATCGATCATGGCCAAGTTTAGTTTTAACAGTTTGTCTTCTGATGTTTGCACATTGAGTGCATGCAGCCATTTTTCATCCAAAGCATTTTCAGTGTCTACTAGAATTACATAAATTCCTTGTTCCTGTGCATTACGGATCAAGTTACCACTGCAGATAAAACTTTTACCTGCGCCGGATTCGCCAGCAAACACAGTGACTTTGCCAATTGGCACACCACGATCAAACTGTCCACTGATCAGATAGTTCAAAGCATAGTTGCCTGTACTGACCCAAGTATCAGGATCTCGAAATCCAATACTAATACCATCAATACTTTTTGTAATTGTTTTTCTAAATTTACTTACATCAAACGGTTTAGCCATAATAGTTCCTTTATGTTATTGTATATGAAAATAATTGTTTTGCATAATATTTCGGTGTAACACAGTTCTATAATCTAAAAGTTTTTCATTTAAATTTGGAAATTCTCCCAAAGAAATGTATTCACCTGTTGGTACCCTTTTATGATTTTTGCACCATAAAAGGTATTCATTGCTGTACTCAAAATTTTGTGTAGGTTCTAGATTTATTTCTACAATACCCAACAACTCATCAAAACTGTTTTCGTCTTTGTAAATTAAACTATCATCATAAGTCAAAAATTTATTATATAAACTTCTACCAAGATGTGCAAAAGGCATACTTAATTGTGTACGACTGTTGTTGACTAGAGATTTGTTGAATAGATTAGGTATTTGGAACCAATTAGAGGTTTGATATTTAATACTGTTGAAACTTTTTTCTACCAAATGAATATTTGTGTTAATTGATAAAAAAGATTCATCATAGTTTAATTTATGCAATATATCTGCTATCACAGGCGAGGGTTCATCGTCATTGAAATATTGCAGTATAACATCCGCTAATTGTTTTTTAAGCAATTCATCGGCAGTTTGTTTTTGACGGATATTGTAGGATTCCTTTTGCACAAATACCCATTGTTCATGTATTCTGTTGAGAACCTGTTGATCTAACAAAGATTCATTTTTATCTAATTTAAAAATGTTATCTGTTAAATTACGTAGAAATAAATTGACTTGATTTATGCTTTCTTGCAAAGCATTTAGATTTTTATCTAAGTTATTAGAAGCAACAAAAAATTGATTTTGATCACATTGATTCAACGAGTTTATATAAAACTCAAGAAGTTCATCATTGCAGGAGTTGAATGCAACTTCGTCACCAGAGTTTGAAAAAACAATTTTGTGCATAATAGAAAAAGTAGGGGACCGTCTCCCCTACTCAATTGACACAAGCGACTACTAGATCACTTTTGACGGTTACGAATCATTGCCAAAATATCTTCAGCACGTTGGCTGCTGGGTTTGGCTTCCACTGGAGCCGATGCCACTGGCTCACTTGCTTCTTTTTCTACATCTTCTACTACAGGCGCAGGACGAGGTGCTGGTGCAGGTGCACTTTCGGTACGTGCAGAGTTTAACTCTGTATTCATCATACCTGCAGGCTTGTAGTATGCACCCCAGCGGTCTACGTCATATGCTTCGCCATTTACACTGGCTTCAAACATTTCTTTGATGATCTTCAACTCTGCGTCGCTGGGTTTCTTGGGTAAGAAGTCTCCCAAGTTGTATAGTCCATACTGTTCAATTGCTTGCAATTCATCTTGCGTTAGTGCAGACTCTTTACGAGCCCATGTACTGGTGCTGTAATCAGCATAACCACCTTTGCTAGTTTTCTTGATGTTAAAGTCTAATCCGCCTTCGTAGTCAGTGGGCAAGTTTTCCAGTTCTGGATCCATCAGTGCGTTTTTAACCAAGTTAAAAATCTGCGGACTGATAACAAAACGACGGATTGGATTTTCCGGAGTCTTGTCTTCGTTGATTGGATTGTCACGTACAAAGCCTTGGAAAAGGTAACTTTTCTTTTTCCAATACTTACGTCCCATGTCTTCCAGACTTGCGTCTTTAAACCAAGTACGTACTTCTGCCAAAACCGGACATGCGTCACCATACATTTCTACACATGGTACCTGTACCACTGTGGGTTTGCTGTCTACCTGACCTTTAACGCCTGCAAAAGGCAAACGGATCATTAGTCGTTCAACCCAAAAGAAAGTGTTTTTGGTGTTTGCGTCGGGGAGGAAACGTACTCGGGCTGTAGTACCTTCTTGAATGTTCCAATGTGCATAAATGCCATTGTCACCGCCCATTGTGTTACCGCTACCGCGGTTTTCTTGACTTGCGAGCTTTGCTCTAATTTCTGCTAAAGATGTTGCCATGATAATTTTCCTTTATGTTTAAGATGGTCTTTGTTGTGCCTAGATATACAACTGCACCCTGCAAGTGTATAACAAATGTATTTAGTCTGTCAAGTGAAAAAGATAATTTTTTCTTAAGCACAGCGGTAGTTTACTGTGCTTTTTGAGCAACGTCAAATTATTTGGCTAAACCTGCCAAACGTTTGATCGAATCTAAATCTTTGGATTCTTCAAACTGGCCTCGTGAACTACGGTATTCACTGGATACTCTTGGAGCACCTGACTGCCTTGAAGAATTTGATGATTGATTTCTTGTAAACGGCTGATCTAAATCTGCTATGGCTTGCATGCGTGCTCTTTTTAGCCACATTTGTTGTTGTCTACGATCTATTGGTTGCCCTCGTTCAGCAACTATGAGGTCGTAGTATGCTTTAGCAAGCTCATTTATATCGTTATTGCGTTGAATTCTTGGATCATCTTTAGTCATCCTTGACAACTCAGCAGATACGTCTACAGGGTTTGACTGTGCCGTAGCACTACCGGCTGCACCTGCTACGGCCGCTGCACCCATGCCTTTTAAGAATCCTCTACGATCTATGTCTTCTTGTACGCTTTCTTCCATACCCAAAGAACTGTAAGTACCAGTTTGTAAATCGTTTGTGGTACTACCATATGTGCCGTAGCCATAGTTATAAACACCCATTGGTGGGAATTTCATTTTGGGATTGTAAGCAGCAATAATATCTTTGGCACGTTCTACTTCTTGATTGCTTTCAAAGTAGTACTTGCCGTCTAGAAATTTGAATTGGAATCCATTTTCTGTAAACAGTTTGTCTAATACAGCATCGCCACCGCTGAAATCAAAGTCGCTTTGTTCTGGGTTGGGCGAATTGGCAAACACACTGTCGTCGTCATCTTCTTCGATAACACTGTTAGCCCACTGCTCAAACTCTTCGCCTACTCTGTTCTTACGTTCTTCATAGGCACGCTGTACAACAGGCAGTGCATCCATCAAACGCTCGTCAAACACTCGACGT